CTTACCTAGTTTAAATAATTCCTCTTGTCTGTGTTTAAGTGTCGACTTCACATCTTCTAAAATATGCATATCTTTATCTTTTAAATTAATATCAATCTTAAGTAATGGCCATTGATCTAAATAAAAAGAAGAGACTAACTCTCTTCTTTCTCCTCATAAGGGAAATACTTTAGCACTATGTCTATAGGCCATTCAGCAATCTCTTGGACATCTATCCCTTGTATCTCTAGTCCTCTGCTTAGTTGACGCTTAATGTAGATTCTAAGTATCTTCATCCTTGTTACATCATCCAATAAACTTAAATTATGTTTCATAATAGTTAATCTTTAGTTAATAAAAAAACCTCTCTCCCAAATTTAGCCGTAGTTGCTTAGTCAAGGGGAGAGAGGTGTGCTATGCTGATTGATAGAGTGCATAGGCTAACTCCAATACTGGTCATCAGGTGTGATGCTAGTATCTACTACAGTTCGATGTAACCTAGAGTAGAGATGTCTTGGTCAAGCTGTGCTATTAGATTAGCATCATACTCTGCCCATACATCTCCCTTGCCTATGCTCCACGCACCATCAGCATCACGAGTCAACTTACCATCAGCACGAAATACGAAGTGCTTAGTGTTAGTTGATTTCTTAGTGACAACATCATAGCGATGAAACCTAGTCTTAGGCTTAACGACTGCAGTAGGATTAGTTGTATTATCCATACCAAATCTAAGTTAGGGTCTGATCTAATTTCGACGTGGGGTACTTGGATCCAGCCAGTGGGGGTGGGGGACATTTCAATAATGGTCTGCATCTCTAAATACCTAGTAAAAAATAAAAATTATAAAAATTATTTATTTATTAGTATTTTTTATATATCTTTGTCACCATAATTATAGTTAAGTAATAAACTATAGCTAAAATAAACAGTAATGGCAGAAGAAACAAAATCATGGGACGAGGTTAAAAAGTTGTTTCATTGTACGCATCCACAAGCGAATGCAAACATAGTAGATAAGGAGGAGGCTCATAGTTATATAGAAACTCATGGGCTAACAGCAATATATCAACGTGAGTTAAATGATGGAACTCCGAGGAGATTATGGATACTTAATGATCCAGATGGGCATCAGTGCGGCTTATTATACACAGCAAGAGGATCAGAAGGATTTAAAAATAAAGAAGTATTTAATAAAGATATATTTGATTTTATGGAAACTTTTATACCAAGAGGTGAATATATAAAGGATGATCCTAATAATCATCCTAGAACTAATGCTTTTACTAAAGAATAATATCGCGGGTTAGAGTAATGGTGAACTCGCCGGTTTCATTAGCCGGAGCCGGAGGTTCGATTCCTTCACCCGCTACTAATTTAATAAATAAGAAATAATGGCAATAACAGATACAACTAGAATAACATCAGCAATAAACAAGCAAAGTACTTCAACAGATCCAGGATGTGGTTGTGGAGCGGTGCTCGTTCCAGCAGGCCACTCATTACCAGCAGGAGATTATGTACACATGAAAGCTTTTACGAGTAGTGGAAATATAGCATTAACAGCTATCGTATGGAAAGGAGAACCTTGGCTAGATGCATCTAGCCCAACATACGCACCTATAACTTCGATGATTTTGGATAGCAGAAACGCCGATCATAAAATGAATATTGAATCCTGTAATGTAGGAACAACTTCTGCTATTTTTTACAAAAGGTGTAAATAAGCATGAATGATCAGAAAGGACTTATAGACCTACTTGCAGAAAAATATGCTTTACCGGCTTTTGTAGTGGAGAGTATAGTTAAATCTCAGTTCAAATTTGTACAAGAGAAAATGCAACAAGGTGAATGCGCCAAAGTAAGATTACATCACTTTGGAGTATTTAAGGTAAAACCAAAAAGATTATATATAATAAATAAAGATACAGAATAATGCCAGGAATAACAAGTGAGATTACACTACTCGAAGCCGTAGAGCAAGGAAAAAATGCTGTGGCTCTAGCTGCGGCTGATGTAGATGCAGCAACCCAAGCTGAGAATGTAGAATGGATGGAAAATGCAACAGCTGTATTTAATGAGCAGACAGCTAAATTAATTAGAAATGAGGCTGCCTTACTTGCAGCATATGCTGGGATTCCACCCTCACCTCCAAGCACGACTTTTGGGGACAGTGCATTTTGGACTATAAACGGATACCAATTTATACCTTAATTGAATGGGCGGATATGAAGTAAAATTACCTGATGGAACTATACTGAAGTTTAATACTGCAGCCGCAAGGGACAAGTATAAAGCTTTAGTAGACATGTTTACTGTGGACCATTTAGGCGATGTTCCTCATACAAACATGGAGTTGGGAGTAAGATTATCAGAAGACAACCCATTAAAAGATGGTGTTATAAAACCATTAGGTATAAGCATAGATTTAAAAACTATATCAAACAGAGATTGGGAAGAGAAATATAAAGGTCAGGGATCAGGGTATACAAAGAAAGTTGTTGCTGTAGATCCTTATAGCACTCCTACACCTAAACAAAAAACACAGGAAGTACCGACGACTGCCCCACTACAAGCAGTTCCAGGAGGAACTCCATATTCCAGCGCTCAGGCACAACCACAAAATGCAAGATATGAAGAAGCGGCTTATAAACAAAATCAATTAAATGCATTAGTCACTCCAGTTAATTCACCATGTGATGTATGTGCAGGAGTAGCTGTTCAATGGGGAGCTGAAGTATATAAATGTGCTGATGGGACGGGTCCATATTATTTTAGTAATATAACAATAGATGGAGGACAGCAAGCTGGCCCATTTATGGTAGGGAAATCATATAAATGTAATCCTAGTTATGGATCACAGCCTGGAGGAGATTGTCATATAGGCAGCTGTTGGGGACCAATCTGGCATGTTACACAAATAATACCTACAGGGCAGTCAGGCCCAGGAACAATAAACACACAGGCGCAATCACACATGTGTGTAGATTTAATTGAAGACTGTAATTGTGTATCCTATCCGTATAATTGTGGAGGTTGTTCACAGCCACATACAGCCTCTCAATCTTATTCACTTCTTAATGTATCTCAAAGTGCACAAGGTTGTGAAGCAGTACAAATGTATTTTACTAATGGTTCTGGTGGATGGGATGTAAACCGTGGAGCATTTCTTACATATGATACAGTTAATGCCCCAGGAGTTGGTATTCAATTAATGGATGAACAATCTCTTTATAATATGGTAAATACGTTTGCTCAATTAGCTCCTTATAATTATGGACCGGTTTTTAAATTGTATTCAGGATCTGTTGCTAAAGTAGGTAATAAAATATATGGTTGGGTACAAGTATCACCTGCTTCCAATCCAGCCGGGATAGTAAATGAACTACTTGAACTTGAAATAGACGCAGCCCTTACAACTGTATCTGTTACCAATATTTATGCACGTGTAGGAAGTGCGCTGAGTGCGTTAGCTGGAAACTCATTTTGTGCAAAAAATAGTAATACTCTTCTAACTATTAAACAAGGTTCTGGTGGAGGAAGCGATGAAGTACACGAAATAATAATCGATCCAGCAACAAATTCATTTACAAATACTGCTCTATTTACCCCAGTTGCACAAACAGGTGGTGATCTAGTATATGATCCAGCTACTGATACTATATGGCATGGCGAACAAGACAGCGTAATAAGACATTATGATATGAATGGAAATGTATTGGGCGTAGTAGTTACTAACGGAATAGTATGGAGAATGTGGTGCCAAGGCGGTGAGATTATATATTATACTGCTACAGGTGGTACAAGCCAAGTAGATAAAGCTAATTATACTGCTATAAGTTTATTTATAACTTTTCCTCTTCAGACGATTTACCCAGGGGATGCAGCATCATCTCCAGATTGTTGTGTAGCAAGCGTACAACCACCTTCTAATTGTGCACCTCCACATACAATAATTTAAAGTATAAAAATGGGACTATTTGATTTAAAAAACGGCAATGTAATTCTTAATCCAGATTCACTGGTATTACCAGGCTTTAGAGAAATCTGGAAGAAAGATAAAACAAAAGGGAAAGAGAAAGCTACAAAAGAAATTTCTTATGTATTTTTTATGTGTGATTACAATAGTCCTTATGCTGTATACCCAAACCCTAAAAGGCAGGAAGTAATTATAAAAGATTATATGGGAGAAGATTGGAAAGAAACAGAAGATATTAAAGTAGCAATTAAAAGATATATAGACTTTCAAGAAACTCATACTATGAGGTTAATGAGAGCAGCTAAAGGAGCATCAGATAAATTAGCTGGATATTTTGAGAATATAGATTTTCTTAGAATGGATGATAATGGTAAACCTGTTTATACTGCTAAAGATGTAGCGTATAATTTAGAAAAGGTAGGAACCATTGTAGATAGTTTAGATAAACTAGAAACAAGAATTAAAAAAGAAGTTAAAACTGAATCTCGTGTGAGAGGAGGTGGAGACATTGGAATGTATGAACGTTAAATAAAAAATAATAAATTATGGGATGTGGATGTAATAAAAAAGCAAAAAAATCTAGTACGTCAGTAGCAGTAGATCCAAAAAAAGGATTTAATTTTGAGGAGGCATCACCTGTTGCCGAGCAGATAAATAAGAGTGAGGGCCCAGGCCTTTTACAAAAAGCTTTAAATTTTGGTGAAGCGGTGGCTAATCATGTAGCTGATGGTTTAACTACTGTTACTACTCTTCAGTTAAGTTCTAGACTTTCGGTCTGCAATAAGTGCCCTTTTAATAAAGAGGGTAATTGCAATAAATGTGGGTGTGTTATAGCTACTAAGGCTAAGTGGAGAACTTCAGAATGCCCAGCAGGGTATTGGCCTACACTTCCTAAAGATAAAAATAAAAAATAATATGGCTATTACAAGAAAACAATTAATAAATAACTATGGCTTTAGACCTTCTAAAGATCATAAAAAATTATTAACAAGAAAAGTAGGAGGAGAAGACACTATTGATGTATATGGTAATGTTCTTTTCTTTGAAGGTAAATCAGTAGTAACTTTAGAATGGATGCCGTTAGAATTATTTTCTGGGTATCTAGAAAAATTAATAAGCAGTATAAAAAAAAGAAAGTATGCCAGCAGAGAAATATGATTATGAAGTATTAGATGAAGCTATGAATAATGCATATTATATTCTTACATCTAGTAAAACATTTGAAGAGATTATGGATGCTATGGGAGAATGTTCATTACCTTTTGATATTAGAAAAGAAGGACCAGATTTGTCAGGAATGATTGAATATTTTATAGAAACAGAAGAGTATGAAAAATGTGCAGTTCTACAAAAAATGATGGATGGGGATGAAAAAGAATAATCAAGAAATGATAGGCTGGAAGATCTTTGGGATATATCTTGTTCTTATACTGATAGTGTATTTAATGGGAACTAAAATATAAAATAATGAAAGACTTTGGAAATATATTTAAAAATAGCAATGATTATAATGAGAAAACTATAATAGGTTTTATAGCGTTTATTATTATGGTCTTAATAATGTTAGCAGATCTCATAACTGGATGGTGTGGGAAAGATTTAGTAATTAATGAATTTGTATATGACTCATTCTTATTCCTAGTATTAGGATGTTTTGGGATTGCAGGTATAGAGAAATTCGCAAAAAAATAATAATAATGAAAAAATGTGAATGTGGACAAACAGCAAATGTGGATGGATGGTGTGATGGAACTCATCAAAAAATTAAAAGTACTCTTACAAAAGTTAAAGAGGCAGTCTGTAAAGGAATCTGTAAAATCACCTGTAAAAAAGTATGTCTCAACTGGTGTGAAACTAAATGCTGCTAAAATGACAAAGATAAGTGATCATGTAAGTTATAAAGAAGGTATTTATAGTAGAACGGCTTTACGACGAGGAATAGATAATATTCCTGGGCCAGATCAATTAAAATGTATGATGGAAATTGCAGAGAATGTATTTGAACCTTTAAGAGAATGGGTAGGGGGACCTATAAAGATTAATAGTTTTTTTAGAGGTAAAAAATTAAATACTGCTATTGGAGGATCTAAAACTTCACAACATATGAAAGGTCAGGCTATGGATATAGATGATACTTTCGGCCACGCTTCTAATGCCGAAATGTATCATTATATTAAAGATAATTTAATATTTGATCAAATGATCTGGGAGTTTGGAGATGATAATAATCCTAATTGGATTCATGTTAGTTTTGTGACTCATAGAAAAAATAGAAAGAAATTAACTGTTGCCTATAAAGATGAGTTTGGAAAAACTAAATATATGCATACAGAAAAACACGGAACAAGAACTGGTGGATTATCTCCTAATACAGGACCTAGAGCATGAAGTGGATAGGCCAACATATATGGGATTTAATATCTAGATTTAGAAATTATATATACCTTGAAAAGGTAGATACATCAACTTCTACAACTGCACTTGTTGTAGATAGTGATGGAAAAGTAGGGACTAATAGCACAATAGGAACAGGAGGTGTTGATTCAGTTACAACTACCGATGGTACGTTTATTGATCTGGAACCTAATACGCCTACCACAGGAGCTGTAAATGTTACTGCTGATTTAAGCGCTGTTAATGGGACTTCAGATGTAACAACTAGATTTTTAAGTAAAGATAACACATGGGATGTTCCTAGTTATACTGCTAATACAGATACTACATATAGCGCAGGAAATGGATTAGAATTAGTTGGAGCTACATCTACTATATTTCAACTTGATTTATATTCTAATGCTGGTATAGCATTTTATGGAGGGGTACCTTACGGAGCTGAAATTGGTTTAAATCTTGACCATACAGCAATCCCTGGAACTTTAAGTATTGCTAATGGAGGAACAAATGAAGCAACAGCTCAAGCAGCTATTGATAGTTTAACTACTGTTAGTGGAGCCACAAATGAGCATGTATTAACTAAAGATACTGCAACAGGAAATGCTATATGGAAATCTATACCAGCCAGCACTCCTAGCCTTGAATATTTAAATGCAGTTTGTACAACCACTATTATTACTGCAGCAACAGACGGAGAAGCAAGTGCTGTTGTAATTCCTTTTGATACAGAACAAGCTACTTCAGGAACAGGTCTTATTTCATTAGGATCTGGAGCTTCAGTTAATGCTATTACTATGACTCACGATGGAGTATATAAACTTGATTGGAATGTAGCAACAAATACTAGTGTTATTAATAATAGAATCTTAGGCGGAATAAAATTAGAAAAAGGAACATGTAGTGGGGGGTCTTATACTTGGGCAGATTTTAGTCCAACCCATGGGTATATATATGACAGAGGAAATGCAACCGTAAGGAAAGGCTCAGCTTCTGGAAGTATTATAGTTGAGCATGCAGTTGGGCATTGTAGTCCTATTTATAGATTAGTTCTATGGAGAGAGGCTGCATCAAATGCGTCTTCAAAATTAATAACTGTGATTAATGGAACACAAATAAACATAATAAAATTAGCTTAATGAATACAAAAGTTAGGTACATGACAATTACAGATAATCTTGATACTAAAATAGATTTTAAATTTAAACCTATTTTATCACTTACTATAGTTAATACTAGTTTAGCTGGTGCTGTGAATTTTGATTTATTTCTTCAACAAGGATACGGAGCAACTCCTAATATAATTTATTTAAATAGAGGATTACAAATACCGATGACTATATCATTAACCCTTGATGCTGATAATTTATCTTTAGTGGATTATGAAAACTATCAGTTATATATAAAATCTAATTCAGCTACTGGAGATTTAAATTTAATTATAAGACAATGAATCATTTTCAAATAGTACCAAATTTTGTTAATACTAGAGAATTCTCTTGTGAGGCTAAGAATTTTATAAAAAATGGTTATTATACTAATTCGCCTCAAGGTACGTATGCGTATAGAGAATATTGGGATGAGCAGACTCGTAGATGTATGGATGGTTATGAAATAGGAGGGGTTAGAATTACAGGTGCTCATTATTTCTATCTAAACTTTACCCAAATAAAAGCTACAGTAAAGCAAGGTAAAATAGAGAGAAAAATTCTAACCTTCCCTTCTTTTTTAGATATGGATTATTATTACTTTATGGAAGTAGAATTAGCCAGACAGAATGGCCAAGGGGTGATTGTAGCAAAAGCCCGTCGAAAAGGATTTTCATATAAGAATGGTGCATTGTGTGTATATCAATATAATTTCTATAGAGATTCAACAAGTATAATTGGAGCATATCTACAAGCATACTCTGGTGCTACAATGAGTATGGCATTTGAAATGTTAAACTTTATAAACAAACATACAGCATGGGCAAAGCGTAGGAATCCAGATAGAAGAGATTTTGTAAAGGCAAGATTTAAAGAAGTGGTAGATGGTAAAGAAATATGGAATGGATATAATAGTGAAATTTTTACATTAACATTTAAAGATAACTTCTCAGCGGCTATTGGTAAAACAGCAGATCTAATGTTATTTGAAGAGGCTGGAAAATTTCCTAACCTAATAAATGCATATATGGTAACAGCCCCGGTATTTAGGGATGGTAATGTTATGATTGGTATGCCATTAATATTTGGTACAGGGGGTGATATGGATGGTGGATCAAATGATTTTGCAGAAATGTTTTATAACCCAGAAAAGTATTGGTTAAGGCCTTATGAAAATATCTGGGATGAAGGAGGTCTTGGTACTAATGCTGGATTCTTTATTGATGATATGTGGTATAAACCCGGAAAGGTAACTATGCCTGATACAGGTGAGGTAGTAAAGATGGTTGATGAAGACGGGAACTCCAATAGAGAAGCGGCGGAAGCATTTCTAGATCAGGAGCGAGCTATTTTAAAAACTACAGATTCGAGATCTACTTGGGAAAAATATATTACTCAGTCACCAAAGACACCAAGAGAAGCATTCTTAAAAACAAGTGGAAATATATTTCCTACTATTGAATTAAATTCGTGGCTTGCTGAAATAGAAGTTACAAAGAAAGCTCAAGATATGTCTATGATAGGAGAGTTATTTTGGGAAAAAGATCAAGTAAAATGGATGCCTAACTTTGATTTAAAACCTATTAATAAGTTTCCATTAAAACCTAATGAAGATAAAACAGGATGTATTGTTATATGGGAACACCCTTATAGAGACGCTTCAGGTACAAGTCCTTATGGATTATATATAGCAGGAACTGACCCTTATGATCAGGATAGCTCAACAACAAGTTCATTGGGAAGTACTTTTATATATAAGACATTCCAAAAATTTGATAAGACATATAATTTACCAGTAGCTGAATATACAGGTAGGCCAGAAACCGCAAAAGAATATTATGAGAATATAAGAAAACTTCTCACATATTATAATGCGCAAACCTTATATGAAAATAATTTAAAAGGTTTGAAAATCTACTTTGAGCAAAAGAAATGTTTACACCTACTTAAGGCTCAACCAAGTATATTAAAAGATATTGTTAATAGAACAACAGTAGCGAGAGGGTATGGTGTTCACATGAGTGAGCCAATAAAAGTACAAGCAGAAATTTATTTAAGAGATTGGCTTTTAGAAAAGAAAGGCGATGGAGAAGATGGTAATGATAAATTAAATTTACATTCTATTCTTTCTATTCCCTTATTAAAAGAATTAATTTCATATGATAAGGACGGGAATTTTGACCGCGCTATAGCATTTATGTTATGTATTTTACATACCCATGAGAATTATAATATAGATTTAGAAGCTCAATATGATTATGGGATGGGAGATAAGTTTTGGAGAACTAACCACTTCAAAAGAAGAAAAACAACATTTTAATACAATGTTTGGATAAATTTATATATTTTTGTAAATTAATTAATTACGGATAATGGAAGATAATACAGGATCATATATTTTAGGAGACTTACCTAGACAAAGGGTGTCTCGTAAGAAAAAAGGAAAGAAGTGGGGCCGAACATGTATCGATGAGTTAGAAAAAATAACTTATGGTGATGTTAATTATAATGGCCGATCTTCAAGATATAAGAAACAAGTTAACTATGATTTGTTTAATGGTAAATTAAATCAGCAAGATTTTGAATATGTTCTAAATCCTTTTGGAGTTACTGAATCTCAGTTCCCTGCTACAATGCAGCATTATGATATTATTTCTCCAAAACTCCAACTTTTGATGGGGGAAGAAATAAAACGACCATTCAATTTTAAAGTAGTCTCTCATGATCCTGAAGCTATTTCAAAGTTAGAAGAAAAGAAAAAAGAAATGATGATGCAGTATCTTTATTCTGTAGTAGTTAGCCCAGAAGAAGAACAAGCACAACAACAAGAACTTCAGCAACTGCAACAAACAGATCCAGAGGCAGCAGCAACTTATCAACCAAAAACTCCAGTTCAGATTGAAAGATATATTAATTATGAATATAAAGATCTGAGAGAAGTTACTGCTCAAAGTATTTTAGAGTATTTGTTAAAATCAGATAATATAATGCTTAAGTTCAATGATGGATTTAAAGACGCATTAATAGCAGGAGAAGAAATTTATTGGGTAGGAGATATTTCTGGAAACCCAACAGTAAGAGTTTGTAACCCACTTGATGTTCGAGTAATTTTAGACCCAGATTCACCTTGGATAGAAGACTCTCAAGCAGTCATAGAGGAGAGATGGTTAACACTTTCCACAGTTCTTGATGAGTACTATGAATATTTAGAACCACAAGAACTTGATAGACTTGAGAATGGTATAGGAGGTAGAGGTACAAATTCGTCTGGTGATTTAAATTATCCTTATGATGAATTTAATATTATAAATGTAAAAAATGTTTTAGATACAGTAGGTAATGGGGTTGCTGACCCG